CCTGATCTCGGTCCACCGCCCCGACGCAACGGGTGACTGGTTCGACCTGACGCTGGGTGCTGGTGCCTATCAAGAGATCTCCGTGTCCGGTCAGGAGATCTTCCGTCTGATGGACATCGTTGCCAACGTCGATTCAAGCGGCAACCTTGGCCGCGCCGTCACGCCGGTTGACCGAGCCACGCTGGATGCCTTCGATGCGTCCTGGCGCTCTGGCACCCGTCAGTCCACCGTCAAGCACTTCATCTTCGACGACCGCTTCCCTCTCGCTTTCGAGGCCTACCCGCCTGCTGTTGCGGGCACGAAAGTCCGAGGCAAGTGCGCGATCCCGCCTGCTGCGGTGACCGCAACGACGGATGCGCTGACGATCCCCACGGCCTACTTCGAGCCGCTGTTCTCCTACGTCATGTTCCGCGCCTACTCCAAAGATCTGGAGTTCTCGGCCAACTCGGAGCTGGCGTCCAAGTACCTGGCGGCATTCAACGGCTCCATGGGTCTCAAGCTCCAGAAGGACAACGCCTTCTCGCCGAAGGTCAACCGCCGCGGTGACACGCCCAACGTCACGGCCATGAAGTTGGGAGGTGTCTGATGGCGTCCTACGAATCGTTCCTGTCTCGCGTGATGCCTCACGTCATTGGCGCTCCTGAGCCTCTGGCGCTCCAGGCCATCTCCGACGCGACCATCGAGTTCTGCGAGAAGAGCCTGATCCTCCAGCGCGACCACGATCCCGTGACCGTGATCGCCAACGTCGTTGACTACGACCTCGAGCCGCCCACCGGCTACCTGGTGGTCAAGGTCATGCGTGCCTGGCTGGACAACATCAAGCTGAACCCGGCAGCGCCCGACTTCGTGGCTGACGCTGGGGTCTACAACCGCCTGTACTCGAGCTACTCGGCAGGCCCGTCCACGCCTCGCGCCTACGTCCAGAAGGATCCTCGCTCGATCTCCTTGTGGCCCGTGGCCGACAAGAAGTACGCCAACGGTCTGACGATGCGTGTGGCGCTGAAACCCACCCGTGCCGCGGAGTCCGTCGAAGACGAGATCTACGAGGACTACGTCGAGACGATCGCTGCTGGCGCCATCTCCCGCCTCATGCTGAGCCCCGAGAAGCCGTACACCAACGAGAAGCTCGCGATCTTCTACGGCGGCAAGTTCACGCAGGGACTCAACGTGGCTCGTAGCCGCGCACTGCACGGCCACTCTCGCTCGAACCTGAGCGTCCAGTTGAGGAAGATCTGATGGCAGAGAAAATCAAACTCGTTCAAGGGGACACCCTCCCCTACATCAAGCTGACGCTGTCTGACCCGGAGACCGGTGAACGTATCAACGTCTCGGATCCTGACGTCATCGTGCGCGTGAAGTTCCGCGCCGCTGGCAGCACCACCGTTCTCTCGACCCTGACCTGTCAAAAGCTGGTTGAGTCCCCTGGGACTGTCGCTGGCGACCGAGGGGTCGTGAGATTCAACTTCCCCAACGGAACCCTGGATGTTGAGCCGGGCCTCTACGAAGGTGAGGTTGAGATCGACTTCGATGGTCAGGTTCAAACCGTCTACGAAGTCCTCAAGTTCAACGTCCGTCAACAGTTCTAAGAAGGAATCACCATGTCCGCAATGTCCGACTACCTGGAAAACAAACTGATCGATCAGATCTTCCGAGGTCAATCCGCCCCCACAACCACCACGCTGTACGTCGGCCTGCTCACCGCGGCGCCCTCTGACTCTGGTGGTGGCACCGAAGTCTCTGGCGGCAGCTACGCTCGCGTGGCCGTCAGCTCGAGCTTGTCCAACTGGGCTGGCACTCAATCGGCTGGATCCACTGTCGCCTCGTCTGGCAGCAGCGGTCAGACCAGCAACAACGGCGCGATCACCTTCCCCACGCCTACCGCTGGCTGGGGCACCGTGACCCACTTCGGCATCTACGACGCCAGCTCGGGCGGCAACCTGCTGTTCTTCGGCGCCCTGACCATCGCCAAGACGGTCAACCAGGCTGACACGGTCACCTTCCCTGCCGCGTCCCTGTCGATCACGTTCGCGTAATCGGGGTAGCGGGTGCTGTTCAATGAGTCGGTCCTCAACTTCGCCACTCTCAACGGCGATGCTGGGGAGACTCGACTCATCGAATCGTCGGTTTTTGCGACCGCAACAGTCTCCGCTGCGCTTGACAACAATGTAGCCCTGGCTGGCGCCATCACTGGCGTCATGTCCGTCTCCGCCTCCGCCAGCCTGACCAAGGTCTGCGCGGCGGCAGGCAGCTCCACCGTTGGCACGATCGCCTACGTTGGCTTGGGCTTCCTCTTGTCTGGATCCTCGTCGGCTTCTGCATCCGCATCTGGCTTCGCCTCACTAGGGTTTACCCTTAGTTCCAGCGCTTCCGCTGTTGCGCAGGCTGTCGCTGAGGCGAGCAAGACCGACACCCTGGCCGGATCCGCGTCCGGGGTCGCAAGCACCGCCTCCGACGCGACGATCGACCGTGGGCTGGCCACCGACTCCTCCGCAACCGCGACCGCCGCGGGCATCTTCGGATTCGAGGTTCAGCTCCAGGGATCTGCTCTGGTGTCGGCAGAGTCGTCCGTCAGCCTGGACAAGATCGACAACCTGGCGTCGGTTGCTCAGGCGTCCGGGGAAAGCTCTGGCCAAGCCACAGCGATCAAGATCTGCGAGTCTGCGGCTGCTGCCCTGGCGGTCACCAACGGCCTCGCGCAGCTCGATGTGCCGCTCAATGCGGTCTCCGGGGTTGCTGCTGCCACCGTCGCAGGCGACGCCGCCCTGTCGGTCAACATGGCCGTCTCTGGGGCCGTTTCGGTGAGCACCGAGGCTGACGTCGCCCTGACCAAGGTCGTCGCCTCTGAAGCCTCCGTATTTGCCTCGACGCAGGGTGATGCGGCGCTGGTCAAGAGAATCGAGGGTTCTGGCAACGCCAACGCCCAGACGGCTGGCTCCGCAGCTCTGGACAAGAACATCTTTGCGGTGGCCTACGCCAACGCAGCGGTGACCGCCTACGCCTCGATCACTCGCAACCTGCAAGGCGACGCCATGCCGGTGGTGTCGGGCTCTGGATCCCTGATCCTGACCAAGCCGATCTCTGGCGCTGGCGACGAGCTGACTAGCTCGCTGGTTGAGCTACTGCTCATCCTGGGACTGGACGGCGTCTCGGACACGTTCAGTGCCGCCAGCTCCACGATGTTCCTGGTCAAGAACGCCCAGGGCTACGAGATCGCGGTCGCCACGGTGGTCGATGCCCATCTGCGTCGGCTGTTCCGGTACTCGGGCGTCCATGTGGACAAAAAAGCTCAAGCGGTGGGCCTGGCTCAAGAGGTGGTTGGCCAGCTCTCCGTTGCGGCAGACGTCGAGGAGGCGTCCACCGCTGCATCCATCGCGTCCATCGGGTACGCCGTCACGGTTGTTGGCGGCATCCAGGTGGCCGCAGAACTAGAACAAGGCTCGATCACTGTCGTTGACGTACAGGAGATCGGCATAGAAGCGAAGAGGGCTGCGTAATGGCTGTTCTGTATTCAAACAACGCATCGACGACTCTGGCGGCGTCGATCACCGAGGCCGCAACCAGCTTCAGCGTTGCGACGGGTAAAGGCTCGCTCTTCCCCTCTCTTGCCGGGTCAGACTACTTCTACGTCACGCTGATCAACACGGCTGGCGTCATGGAGATCATGAAGGTTACCGCCAGGGGTGGTGACAACTTCGTCGTGACTCGCGGTCAAGACGGGACATCCGCCGTCGCATGGGCCGCTGGTGACCGCGTGGAGCTGCGCATCACCAAAGCAATGCTCGATGACTTGAAGGGCGAGCGTCTGCCGCTGACCGGTGGAACGCTGACAGGCGCGTTGGTCAGTTCTTCAGGGAATCCCCTGTCGTTCACAGCCCTGGGCAACGGAACGTACAACATTGGCGCGTTCTATGTGAACAGCAGCCTGATGTCCCTTGAGGCTCCGCTCGCGTCCGATTCCTCTGGCGCGGCTCAGATTCCGTTGATTCTGACGTGGCGCGGCGGGTACGGTGACAAAGGCGGGCTGAAGCTTCTTGGTGCCGCTTCTGCGGAACTTGGCGGTAACACCGTCCTGCATGCTGGCAACTACTCGAGCTACGCAGCCCCCGCGTCTCACACTCACAGCTACCTGCCGTTGGGCGGTGGGACTTTGACCGGCAAAGTGATCGCCGGGTCGTCTGACGGCGACAGCATTGAAGTTCGGAACGACACGGCCAGCGCTGCGTCGAGTGGCTACATTACCTTCAAGAACAAGAACGGCATTGGCGTATATCGCCCTGCTGCTAGGATCAGCGGTGCCAACGTAGACAACGCCTATGACGGCGACTTCCTGATCGAGACCTACTCCGGTGGTGTTGCCTACAAAGGCCTGCGCGTTGATGAGAACTCCGACGTCTTCTTTTATGACACTTCTGGCAACGTCAAGTTTCAGTGGGAGGCAGTCAACAGCCGGGCGCTGATCAACTCCAATGTTGTTCTGCACGCCGGGAACTACACCAACTACGCAGCCCCCGCGTCTCACACCCACAGCTATCTGCCGTTGAGCGGTGGCACGCTGACGAACAACCTCAAGATTCAGCCGGTTGATGAAGGCTGGGCCGAAGGTTTGTCATTCCTGATGCCGACCACTTCAAAGTGGGGCGGGCTGCGCTGGCAACGTCAGCGAGGAAACTACGACGGTAACTGGTACATCGGCTACACGGCCCTTGATTCGTCTGACGACCTTGTCTTCGGGGCCAATAACGGCGGCTCACAAGTTGACAACATTCTTCGTCTGACGAAAAGCGGTTCTGTGTCGATGGCCGGGCCGTTGACGCTGAACAGTGGAGCGACGTTTTACAGTGATGGCTCGTCCCGCGCCATGTATCTGCGCGGAAGCGGCAACATCATCCAGTTCTGCGATACGGACGGCACCTTCCGCTGGGAGAACGTCGGTCGCAACGGTACGTACTACATCTACAAAGGGTATGGGACTGGAGCGGGCTACAAATTCCAGATCAATGATATTGGCGAAGTCCGCATCAATGGAGACATCGCTGTCACGGCGGGTAACTACAACAGCTACTCCCCCACCCTGACCGGCGGCAACGCCTCTGGCACATGGGGCATCAACGTCACAGGGTACGCCGCGCAGCTCAACGGGTATGGCCAGCAGACCGAGTACACCATCCTCGACGGCCCGGCTAACGGGCCGGTCATCAAGGTTCGCTACGACGGAGCGACTGCCAACCGTTACATCGACATCGGCTACAAGGACGGCTACGGCACGTACTACTCCGCTCTGAAGTTCTACAACGGTGACATTTTGACGCTGTCCGGAAATATCGGACTGGGCGTCTCGCCAGACATCCGATTGTCGGTCAACGGAGAAGCGCACATCTCCAGCTACCTTTATATGGGTGGCACGGCTGGCTCAAAGAATAGCTGGGGCTCGCGTGATTACACATCGGGCAGTTTGCGATACATCAACGCAAACTATTTTGAGGTCAACAACTACGGTTACGGCAGCACTTGGTCGTTCGCAGTTGATGGAAGCTCGTCTCGATACAACGGCAACGTCATCCTCCACGCAGGAAATTCGACAAACTACGACGCCTATCGAGCCTCTGGTCAAGGGGGCTACCCTCACGCTGGCTGGGGCATGTTTGCGTTCTACAACTGGGGCGGGTCGAACGGCGGGGCTAGTGCTCCATCTTCCAGCTCCTACACCGTTGGGCTTTCGGTTGGCTCTCATCCGAGCGACCAAGCCTACGGTTTCCAGATTGCACGAAACATGTGGAACACAGGTCTGTGGACCCGTGGTTACGACAGCGGCTGGGGTAGCTGGGTGCGCCTGCTTGATTCCAGCAACTACTCGTCGTACGCCCTCCCGTTGGGTGGCGGCACACTGACCGGCTCTCTGACTGTCGGACGGGATGTAGTCGTTGCTGGCCAAACCGGCGGCAACTATGGCAATCGGATTGTCGTCGGTGCGTATGACACCGCGTACACGCTGCAAGACGGCAACCTGCGACCAACGATCCAGGCAAACGGTCAATACCCGGTTCTGTCTTTGAATCACACGGTCACCAGCAACACCAACCACGGCCCGACGATCCAGATGACCGCCAACGGCGTTGGCAACCAGTTTGTGATCGGCATGACCGGAAATGGAACAGCCCTAGACATGGGCTATTCCAGCACTTCGGATTGGAACCCCCATAACGGCATCGCAGGGT